TTGAGGTCGCTACCCGTAAGAACCCTAAGCTTGTCATTGATCCACTCATAAGCCTCTTCAGATCCGACCATTTCTATTTCTATTTCTGATACGTCTTCTGATACTTCTTTTGTCATGAGACTATCCTCTTAACATTTTTTTTTCTAATTCAGACATTGGTCTAAGGTTTGGAATTTTAATTTCATGATTTGTTTTTTTCTTTTTTTTAATTGGTGCTTTCTTTACGGATTGTGCTGTTTCCCACCCTACTAATTGAATACATCTTTTATGTTCTCGATACATTGCTTGTACATATATCTTAGACTCAACTTTGTCTATCGGAACTAAAAGATTTAGATGGTCATAAGACTCTCCCTTTTGTGATGATGTTTTAATATCAACGCTGTGATAAGAAATAACGTCATCATGAAGGCATCTTATAACAAAATCTATACCGTCATCACCTTGTATTCTGTCCTCTTCATCTACGGGATAACCATACATTTCTTCAAAACATATCTCTCCTAAAGCACCAAGATAGTCATCATCATAATCGTCATTCATTCCCGTCTTTGCCGAAGGAGTTTTGTTATGCAAATTAGTTCTTTGCATTCCTATTTTTCTTGCTCTGTCTTCTATATCTTGAGTTATAATCATAATCCAATTCTTTTCTCATGATACTTAATCAGCGCATTCCATTCCCTTAGCATCTCTTCGTAGTCTGCTTTGTAGAATTTAATCGGGTCTGATTTCTTAGCTATCATCTCTTCTACGAAACCTTTACCGTAATACTCCTGCATCCATATGGTGTACTGCTGCGCTGCTGAACCATACTTCATGCCGTATGCGTTACAACTTTTACATTGTGGGTGTACATTCCTTATGTCCAAAGCCCAGTAAGAACTAGATCCTTTGGGAATGAAGTGACCTCCATCCATGTCCTTGTAATGTTTCTTACACCCGCAAGACACGCACTCACAATATCCATTAGCATCTGTGGCTGCTATTCTAGCTAGTTTCTGTAGAGCCTGGAGGCATTTGGATCTTGGCGTAGATGAATTACGTTTGCGTTTCATTAAGTCTCTCGCGGTTGAGTAGATGAGCGATTTTAATTTCTGCTTTATTTTGACCCGTATAAGGTACTGCCATATTAGCACTAACAAGCTCTGCATTTAGACTTATCTCTTCGCTTTTTATTACACCTAAGTACCGCCCGTATTTGTCTTTCTTTTTCGTCTGGAGCGTGAGCGTTTTGTTTTCTTCAAAGAAGCTCTGTACGAATTCTTTTGCGAGGAGTCCATATCGTTTTTCAACTTTGTCAGAAGTTCTCGATTCGGGTGTGTCAATTCCAAATAAGCGAATACGCTCCCCATGAATCCAATGATTGAAACCAAGGTCAATATCAACATCTACTGTATCTCCGTCTATGACTCTGTCTAACTTACAATTATATTCATACACTTTTGTATGTCCTCTTTTACCTATAATCTCTTATGTATTTATTACTCTTTTGCAAATTGCAATATTTGCATAATATCTGCAAATTATTTTCATCATTACTTAATTCTGGGAACAAACTAGATGGAGCTATGTGGTCAATGTGAAGTCTGGCTTGTTTCCCAGAAGCTCCACACCGTTGACATTTCATTCCTAGTTTTTGGATAAATTCTTTTTTATGCCCTTTCCCTGTAAATTGATTTTTTCTAGGTTTTATTTCATCAATGAATTCTGTTATCAACTCATCAATTATTTCTCCTTGTGATTTTTTTGTCTGAAAGCTTTTTAATGCTAATTTTTCACAAACATCATCATCAAGATTAAAAGTTTTTCTGCTTTTGCCCACTCCCGCAAATTGAGATTTTTTACTTGGAATCCAATTCATTGTCGTCTTTGTCCTCCTTATAAAAATAATGGTCTAGCGGTTTTTCTAAAAGCCAAGCCAATAAGACAGCCTCACAACGTTCTCTAGAGTCTGAGCTTTGACTCAAATATTTCCACGGGGGGCAGCTATCATTAAAAAATACACCTGATTTTTCTGAGATAACTTTTCTTGATTGCATTTTAACGTGATTCCGATTGAACAAAGATTCAATTCCGTCTTCAATAATTGATCCGTAAGGAAGTATATGTCTCATTCGGATTCTTGATTTGTCTGAATTGGACGGGTTTGGGTAGTTCTGAGGTTGAGTTGGACTTATAGATTCAACATCTAGCAAATCATCAAACTTATATGTTTCTGGATCTTCATGCATTATCGTTCTCCTTTATTGAATTATTTGATTCATAAACCTCTATAGATCCTCTTTGTTCCCATTTTATTTCCACAGCCAGGACAGAATGCCAGACCTGAAACAAGACACCTCAAAGTTTTCTCTGCCCTTCTCTGAGTAATGCAGTCCATTTTGTTATACCTTACCGTCAGTAAAGCTTTGGTAAACTCCAAGCTCTCTACGGGATAGGTTTTTGCAATAAACTTTACGTCCTCTGGAGGTTCGTACTTAGCTTCTGTTTCTTTTGTCATGACTCTCTCCCTAAGTATTCAGTGTAATGCCTGATGTACCTTCTGTTTAATTCTATGCTTAAAGCAATCAAAGCATTGTAAGTTTCTTTTGCTTTCTTTTTGTCAATGTTTTCCAAACCTATCTCTAGCTCATCATTGGCTTGGTGTATTGTCGGCATAAACTCCTCAAACATAAGTCACTCCTTAATCATTCCTTATTGGGAAATGGAACATACAGATCGTGCTTTGAGAATACCTGCCCTAAGTGATGACTCAAGACCTCATGCACTTTGTCGTAGTCTACAGTGTTTGCGTCTGCGGTAGACTCAGTACCTATGAGAGCCTCTTGCACTGGCTTCCATAAGGTTTCTTTGACTCTCTCTCCACTCCAGGGAATGTCTACGCTCTTCTTCTCTAGAACCTTTTGCATGGGTAGACCTCTGTCATTCAAGACTTCCGCAAGTTGACGGCAGTACAAGTGGAGTGCGTTATTCTGTGCATTGCTCCTTGTCTTACCTTCAGTCCAACGGATAGTGACGTACCCTTTAGATTTATACACTTGATCTAAGTGTTTCTCAAAACACTCTTTTGTGTGATCGTTACTGATAACCCAGTGTTTCCCTTGTATATCCATAATTACCCCTTTTTTTCTTTGTGTGCTTTTAAATAACTCTTCCTTACTATTAACTGCGCTAAGGCAAACGAATCATTGTTGAACGTCATAGGAGGGCATTGCGTAATCTTCCCTCCATTTGCAAGATACTCAGCAACCTGAGCGTCTATCTTTTTCCTTAGCTCTTCCTTGTTGTTAGTCGGCTTCATGGTTCAATCTCACAAACTCATCCATAGTTATGCCGAATGCTTCTGATAACTTGTATAAAGTATCTACAGTCGCACCCTTGCGATTCATTAGGTGGTAATAGTTTGAATGTAAAAGGCCCATCTGATCCGCTATTTCTGTGGGCTTTTTGCCCAATCTATCATGTGCTTTTCTCATGCACTGTCCGATATTAATTTCCATACAATACTCCAAAACGGGGGCATATAGCCCCCATAACAGACCTAGAAGGGGACATCTACCACGCCCTTAGACTCAACCTTAGACTCAGCCTTCTGTTCAGGTACAAAGTCATCCACAGAAAGGCTAAGATACTTCTTACCCGCCTTTGATTCCCGAACCCATCCCGCAATCTTGAAGTCCGAACCCTTGAAGTTAAAGCTTCCCTTGTAATCAGGTGCTTTATCATTGGTCTTATCCTGCTTGAACAACGCCCCTCTATCAGTATTATCGTAATCCATAATTAATCCTCAAATTGATTTACGTTCTCTTTAATTAAACCCACAGCCTTGGTAACGTGCTTGGCTAGTGAAGCTATGTATTCCTCATCACGCTCTACGCGAACGATCAAGGGTTTCATATCGGGGTGATAAGACATGAAGTCCCACCATTGCCTATCGGTTACCCATAGACACCCCATGACTTGTTGTTTATATCTGTTTGGTAGTTTCCCCCCGCGAAGATATTCAACATGAGTAGCAGGTGCAGGACATTTGATTTCTAATCCCCCATCCCTACCAATGAGGCCGTCTGGTGAACAGCCTGCGTCAATGTCATCATGCAAAATAAAACCCATCTCATGCACTTTGACTTGATTCGTTTGTATGTATAGATTCCTAGCTTCTGGCTCTAGCTCTACGCCCCTCAGCATCCATTGATTCTGAAATATAGGAACACGCTCACCCGTTAGTTCTTCTGCGACTAGCTGATTGATGTAGCCATTAGCTTGAGTAGACCAATCGCCCTTAGCGGTGACGATCTTGTCATACATACTAGCCGAGGGTATGCCTAGTCTTGCGGCAAACCACTCTGCTGATCCTTGTTCGCACTCAAATACCCTCATAGCTCGAAATCATCA